CGACTGTCTTTTGCACGCAATTCATGCACCTCGGCCTCTAGTTCCGCAATGCGTTTGAGGTAGTGATATATACGTTCGCGCATTTCTCGAATCTCTCTCTTGTAGTCGGTCGAAGTGTGAGTCATACGATCCCATTCCTGTTCCCACTCATCGATCATATGATGTCCTCCGCTCGTAGTTGTGCAATGGTTCTAACCATTCCCTCAAGATGCGCTAAACGCACATAGTCGCGGTCAAGGTCAGTATGCGCCCTGCGGTCTATTGCGTCGTGGCAAGCAGAACACGCCCAAGCCCCCAAGGCATCATCAGCCTTCAATCCGATGCCGCTGATACCGGGCATCCGTATATGCGCTAGCACCACGGTTTCGCTGTTGTGGTTGCACACCCCCGGCAGGCGTACCGTGCAGCCTCGACCCTTGGCTTGTTTGCGTAAGTTCACGCGAATAACTCGGCCTGTCCGCGCAACACATAACGGGCGTACTTCTTGCCGTTGCGGGTTTCGGTAACCGTCTCAATGTCCAGCCCCGCCTTTCGCAATTCAATGATGCGTGCCGCAAGCCTAAAACATCCATAATGGTTCAATGCGTCAATCGGTGATAGGTCGCGCCCAGATTGAAGGTGAGCGCGGATCATTTCTGTCTGTGTCATGTTTCGCCCTCGTAAGGTTGTGGTATCAGAATGCCCATATCAGCGCACTTGGCCTCAATAAAAATCAAGTAGTCGGTGAATTCTTGCTTGTTGAGCGTGGAGGATCGTTTGAGCGGCCGCATACGCTTACGCCCAAACCCTTCCAGCGTCTGCCAACCTCCCCATTCTCCAACCATGTACTCGTGGATGTCGTCCCGCGTCCATCCCGCTAGCGCCTCCCCGCCGCCCTCAATAACGGCGGGATAGACGACGCCCCAAAGGTACGCATTCTGTTGATTGGTGCGCGGCTTCTTCCACACCTCCACAGTCACCGCAAACGGTTTCTGAGGCAGGTTGCGGTACATGACCTCAACAGCCTTTAGCACCTGCTCAACAGGCGTGCCGATGGGGAAAATTCGTTTCATACTCGCTTGCTGGCCTCTAGCCATTCCTTGCCAAACTCAACGTCTACCCAATCCTTGAACCACGGCCCGCCACGGGTGAAATGGACAGCGATGGGGTTGGGGCAGTCGTGACGGAAATACCATCCTTCTAGGTAGTTCCACGCTACCGGCAGCGATCCAATGACGTCATCGGTAAGCCATTGGAAGCGGTGTAAGTACATACCCGATTCACGATTAACCACCTCGGGCGTCAATGCCTTGACTTGTGGATGGCTACAGTTGATAAACATGAACGATGACCAGTTCTTACGCGGATACAAATGCTGCGCCTTGTTGTCCATCTTGACGGTTTCCGTCGGCCTGTAGTCGTGCTTTACAAGAAAGCACGCTTTTGCCCCGTCGGCGTAGTCCAGCAGTCCCGCAATGTCCCCCCGGAAAAGAAAATCGCAGTCCACAAATACCGCCCAGCCGGTGTATCCGTTGAGATACGGCGTCAGGAACCGGGTAAAGGAAAACTCCGTAGACGACAGCGGATCATGCTCACGCCAGTAAAGTCCCCGCTCACGAAGTTCTGACTGCTTGATGGGCTGTATATCCACCGGGATGCTGGCGTGTTTCAAAATGCTTTTGCGGCATACCTGATACGCAATATCCTCGCGGCTGTCCCAGCCGACAAACACGCGCAGGTCAGAACGGGATGGCGTCGTCATGCCAGTTGTCCTCGGTCATTTCCGTCTTGGCGGGCTGGCGAGTCACCTTGCCCTCGCTTTTCGCTTGGAATGACAGGCTCATGTATTTGTCGCCCGTCTTTTTGCTGGCCTTGATCCAGCCCGACACGTTGTAATCGACGTTGTTGATGACGCAAGTACCCCGGTAGTCGGGCCTGCTGGCGTTCTCGCCCTTGTCGTTGCGAAACAACACTCCCTTCATGTTCGGATCGTAATTCACAGTTTTAACTCCTTCAGTTTTGCCAGTTTGTCGTCTAACTCTGCAAGGAACTTACGCACCTCGGCTTCCAACTCTGCAATGCGCTTGTCGTCACGCAACACCCGCACAATGAGCAGTTGCAAGTGTTCAGGTAGTCGCGGGTCGTAGGACACAAAGTCGCACCACGGACGCCTGGTGCAAGCCATCTGCCATTGCATCTGAGTCGCGTACTTTTCAACCGGCTTACCGGCCAACAGGTATTCCAGATGGGTAGCCGTGTTGGGAGCCTTGAACTCCACGCAACCCTCGTTCACCAGCCCGTCTGGGGACGCCCCTGACATCGGTATGGTTGGGTGGTCAATAAACCCCACCTCCTCCACCAACTCGCCTGTACGGGCGCTGTAGGCGGCCCTAGCGTTGGGTTCTTGCTCGGTACCCCAGTCCATTGCGGCGTTGCTGAACGAGGACGCTTTCTGCCCCGTCAGCCGTTCCACGATGAGGTCGGCCATGTAATTGTCGCGGGATGCGCTGTATCCGTTTTTTGTCTTGGCTACAACGTCAGCAACACGGCTGGCGGTGACTTTGCCCAACCGGGCAGCAAACCATTCGTCGGTGCGCTGTTCCATCACGCAACCCTCAACAATTCAACGCATTTTTTGTTACGGTTTATTGCGGTCATTGCAGAACCGTTGCCCCAGAATTTGCTGCAATAAGAGGCAATACCGCTCCGCAAGGGTTCGGGGTCAAATTTGTCGAAAGGAATTTCAACCATTTGGCCGACCTGCAAATCTGCAACGTATGGCTTGTAATACTGGCATACGCTCCCAACTGGGTACTTGAAATTACGGGTTTTCTGTTTTGTTTTTTCTAATTGCAAATCGCCCTGCGTAATCGTTGCGCCATCGGGCAGCACAATTACAAACTTGACGGCGGGCATGGCTTGCAAAATCACAATTGCTTTGTTGAATAAAGCGTTCATGTCAACTCCTTCTTGCGGTTCGTGAAAGCGTCCATGTGCAACTGGCGGGCATCCATCGGCAACGACTTGAACAACGCGGTAAGAGCAGCAACGTCAGCGCACGCTGAAATCTGTGCCAACACCTCGGGGTTAGGTTCTTTTTTTTCGGCTTCCGGCAAGTCCTCACCCGCATAGATGTAAAGCCCTAGCCCGTGCATTGCGATGGCTTTAGCAAGACAGCGCATGATCGCGGTGTTCACAGCAAACGCATCTGGGTTCTGAATGGCGCGGTTGCGGTTGTCCATGACGGGCAGCACGCACAACTTGGTGTCGCCCTTCACTGTCACGCTAACTTTCACCATTGCCGAGCCGTCAGGCAAAAACATTGCAGGGCGGTCATTCCATTCGTGCGCTACCCATGACGCTGCCGGGTCGATCTTCAGCACCTCGGCCCACGCCCACGCCCACGACAGATAGGACAGGTTGCCTTTCTTCTCAAGGTGGTCGTTGACATTGATTTTGAGAAATTCACTCATCGTCGCTCTCCTTCCATTCGGTGATTGCGCGGTCGCACGCTGCAATGCGTTCTTGTTCCTCGCGTTCCTGCATCTCAAGGTCGAGTTGATGCCACCATGACCCGTCATCGTTACCCCACGGTTCAGCGTCCATCGACCACCTCCGCGTCACAACTGTGGCCGTCACAAGGTTCTACAATGCACGCGATGCCGTAGAGGATGATGAGCAGGACGACTACCGGCCACAGCGATTGCTTAGATTTCATAATCGTCATCTCCTGCAATTTCCGAACGCACGTTGAGGTTAATCCAGCACCGTCGCAGCAATTCGTCTGATTCAGCCGGCTCAAGGTAGTCAAGGTCGGCCTTGATGCGGACGGACTCGTAGTCGTTGCGATCAACGGCGCGTGACTCGCAGCCCTCGGGGTAGCAGCCAAACAGCCACAGGTCGGTAATTTCGATGTCGTCAGCAACGTTAGTGCTGGGATCGCCGGGGTGGCAGTCGTAGGTGACTTCAGCGTGCCAGTAGACGCCGAGGGCGTAGATTTTGGTTTCGAAGGTAGGCATATCTGTTGCTCCAAGAAATTGCGGGTTTGCAGTCCCCGCAGTCGTAAATCAGATTTTCATGTCAATGCAATGAGTGCGAAAAAAAGCGTTCTCAAAATAAAGGGCACGCCCCCAAGCCTCAATTGCGCTGAGCCGCAAATATTCCCACGCGGCATTGTCAAAACAAGCCCGGTGTTCGGGGGGAAGGTTAAGCGCAAACATCAAGGCCGCCTGCGTTGCATCGCGCTCGGCAATCGCTTGGTCATATTTGCTGTTGAAATTTTTAATATTCATGTCGTTGCTCCTGTTTGTGGATGCGTTGTGTCTGTCAACGTGGGGTATGTTAACCGAAGTGAAGGCGGGTTGGAAGTCCCCGCCTCCGATATTTATCGGGTTACGGTAATGGTGAATTGGGTGTTGTCTTTGGTATCAACGACAACGTACTTGCCGGGGAACTCTCTGAACCAGCGCCATAACTGATCCACCGCAAGTCCAAGATCGTTGTACGCACCCATTGTTTCTTCAAGATCACTTGCTACTGCAACGATGTAACGGTAGTCCTTGAGGATAGGGTCTTTGCTGTAATCAACCATTTGCATTGCCTCTCTGTGGCATCCCGGTCAACATTGACCGTATTGATATATTAACACAAGTT